CAAGTACACATAGTTACAGCCTCCTCTTGGCCAGGATCAGACTATTACCTAAAAAGGTCCGGTGCAGAAATTCACCATATTAGAAACAAAGAGTCCATCCCTTTTGATTACCAAATAGCCATAGGAGACTCAGCTTGGGATATTCCAATGCTTAACAAAGCCAAATATTGTTTCTGTCCCTCAGACGCCTCTAAAGAGATAAAAGAGTTAGATGGTATCCACATATTAGAAACCAAAGGAGGTCAAGGGGTAATGTTAGAGATGGTAAGAATACTTACTGAGTGGAATCCTAAGTTGTGAATAAGTATTTTTGCTAAAATGGATAAAATTGATTATATTTGGTAGTGATTAGTAAAGTTAGGAAATAGATACAGCCCTTAGTCATTAGTTTGGCTAAGGGTTTTTATTTATGATAAAAAGAGTCCCCAAGTCTGAGATGCCCTGTAATAAGCCAATGAAAAGCTGGCTTAAAGGAAAGAAAAAGGTTGTCAAGGCTTGTGAGAATGGAGTAGAAAAGATAATCCACTTTGGAGACTCCTCAATGAAAGACTTTACTCAGCACAAGTCTAAGACAAGAAGAAAGTCCTACTGTGAAAGATCAGGAGGCATCAAAGGAACAGACACCAAACTAAGTGCAAACTATTGGTCAAGAAAGGTCCTTTGGAAATGCGGTAAAATGGGAAAGCAATGAGTTGCGGATGCAAGAAAATGGGTAAGAAGAAAAAAAAGAAGTAATGCCCTACAAATCAAAAGCACAAGCAGCCTACTTTAACATCAACAAGAAAAAACTTGAAAAGCAAGGTGTTAATGTAGATGAGTGGAACAGAAAGTCTAAAGGCAAGAAACTACCTAAAAGAGTAAAGAAAAAGAAATAAATGCCACAATTTCAGACCGCAGCAACGACTGAACTAAGGCTAAACGAAAACAATCCACGAGTAATCAAGGATGAGAAGTTTAAAAAACTTGTCAAAAGCATCCAAGAGTTCCCTCAGATGTTGGAGATTAGGCCGATAGTTGTGAACGATCAAATGGTCGTTTTAGGCGGCAATATGAGGTTAAAAGCCTGTATTGAAGCTGGTCTAACTGAAGTGCCGATAATAAAGGCAAGTTCTTTGACACCCGAACAGCAACAGGAGTTCATCATTAAGGACAATGTTGGCTTTGGCGAATGGGATTGGGATGCAATTGCAAATGACTGGGATGTTGAAAAAGTGATTGATTGGGGCTTGGATGTTCCCGATTATGAGCCTAAAGTATTAGAGGCCGAAGAAGATAACTTTGAAGTGCCTGAAACAATTGAAACAGATATAGTTTTAGGAGATTTGTTTGAGATAGGAGAACACCGTTTGCTTTGTGGAGATTCAACGGATAGCGACCAAGTTGCTAAACTAATGAATGGAGAGAAAGCTGATATGGTATTCACAGACCCTCCTTATGGAGTAGATTATGAAGGAGTTAATAATGACCATTTAAAGGCAGAACAATTAAGGCAATTCATTTATAACGCTTTGTTAAATGTTGATTTATTTCTAAGGGGAGGAGCTAATTACTATGTTTGGCATCCTGACATTCACGCTTATGAATTTATTGGTGCTGTTAGAGATGTAGGGTGGAGACAAGCAAAACCATCAACAATTCAATGGGTTAAGGATAGTTTGGTTTTATCTCAAGGAGATTATCATTCAAGGAATGAGCCTTGCTTGTATGGTTGGAAGGAAGGTAAAAATAGACAAAGAGTGGAAGACAGGACTCAAGATACAATTTGGGAATTCCCAAAACCAAAAAAAGCAGAAGGTCATCCAACAATGAAACCAATACCATTATGCGAAAGGGCTATAATAAATAGTTCAAAAATAAATTGGTTAATAATTGATACTTTTCTTGGTTCTGGTTCTACAATGGTAGCTTCACACCAGCTTAAAAGAAAATGCTACGGAATGGAGTTAGACCCTAAGTATTGTCAGGTAATAATAGACAGAATGAGAAAGCTTGACCCAAGCCTAATTATAAAGAAAAACGGAGTAGTTACGGAATATGCCATTTGAGAAAGGTAAAAGCGGAAACCCTGCCACTCAGTTTAGTAGTGAGAATCAGCCAGAAAAGAACGGCAGGCCCAAAAAGCTGCCTAAATTGGATGAGTTATTAGCTGATGTACTTGGTGAAGATAAAGATGGAATCGAGGCTGCTAAAGCAATCCTAATGGCCCTTAGAGCAAAGGCAGCCAAAGGAGATGTAAGGGCTGCTGAAGTGTTGTTAGATAGGGCCTACGGAAAGTCAAAGCAGACTGTGGACCTTAATCATTCGGGTGGTGTTAATTTGATATTTGAAAAGGCTGTCAATGAAGACAGTCAAAGTTAAATATACAAATGTCTTTGAAAGAAATAAAGACGCATATGATCAAAAGAGATTCAGGGTTATAGCTAACCAGGGATCAACGAGATCAGGCAAGACATATTCTTTAGGACAGTTGTTAGCTCTTTACATACCGCATAAGGAAAAGGTAACGATTTCTGTGGTCAGTCCTTCCTTACCTCACTTAAAGAGGGGTGCTAGAAGGGATATCTTACAAATCTTAGAGGATGCTGGTATCTACTCAGATGAAGCATTTAATAAGACTGACAATGTTTACCACTATCCAAATGGCTCTTACATTGAGTTCTTTGGTGCTGAAGATTCTGGTAAGGTTCGAGGTCCAGGAAGGGATATCCTCTTTATTAACGAGGCTAATCTACTTCCCCACTCTATTTACCAGCAGTTAGCACTACGAACAACTAAGACCATATTCTTAGACTTCAACCCTGTTGATGAGGCAAGTTGGGTGTATGATGTAGCAGACAAAGAGGGAAACTTATTAATCCACTCTACCTACAAGGACAATCCATTCCTACCTAAGGAACAAGTCAACGAGATTGAAAGCCTAAAAGATGCAGATGAGAATCTTTGGAAGGTCTTTGGATTAGGAGAAAGGGGTAAGAGTCAGGAGATAATCTACACTCATTGGAAGGTAGGTCAATTCCCTGATGACACAGAAACGGTTTATGGCTTAGACTTTGGTTATTCTGTACCTACTGCCTTGATTAAGGTAGGTTTTAAAGACAACCAAACCTATGCACACGAAATGATATATGAATCAAGGCTAACAACATCCGACCTAATAGAAAGGATGAAAGCCTTAGATATCAGAAAGTCTGATGAGATATTTTGTGACAATGCTGAGCCTAAAACGATTGAGGAACTAGTAAGGGCAGGATTTAATGCAAAGCCAGCTGAGAAAGATGTCTATGCAGGAATACAAAAGGTTAAAAGCCAACCTCTGACAATAACACCCGAATCAATCAACCTTATAAAAGAGATTAGATCATACAAGTGGAAAACAGATAAGGATGGTAAAGTCCACCCTGATGAGAGTCCGGTAAAGATGTGGGACCACGGTTGTGATGCTATGAGGTATGCAATATTTACAAAACTAAACAAGCCTAAGTTTGAAGTAATGGCTTGGTAAAGACATAAAATGGGCAAGATACAAGATGCTTGGAATGTACTGACAGGGAAGGCAATGCCTATGATGCCCATTGGTCAGCCCTTTGCATCCTACACAATGATGGGTGGTACTTATGTAGGAATTGCAGACAACAGAAAGAATTATATCATTGATGGCTATCAAGTCAATGACATTATTTATACAGCAGTTACTCTTATCACCGATAAGGTAAGACTACCTGAATGGGGTGTTTACAAGATAGTAGATGAGGAAGCATTTAAATCTTATGAAGGTTTAATGCGAAAGAAAGACCTTAACACCCAAGACTATAAGAAAGCCATTAAGTTTAGAAAGAAAGCATTAGAGCCTATTTATGTAGATAGGCTTTCTGAGCTTGTAAGATACCCTAATGAATATGAAACATTCCAGGACCTTGTTAGTAACTCAACAGGCTGGAAGTTAATCACAGGGGGTAGAACGGTTTGGGCTGAGATGTTGGAGTTAGGTGCTAATCAAGGCAAGCCTTTCCAACTACACAACTTGCCCTATCAAGAGATATCAATCATCGCAACTACAAATAAATTCCCAATCATTGAGCAGGGTTATGTAATGACTAACCTTTCGGATGCTTACTTCCCTAAGGCTCAGGTTTTGCACGATAAGTATCAGAATTATGATTGGGATGTCAATGGGGCTCACCTTTATGGAATGAGTCCATTGAAGGCAGCTCTTAGAAGATTAAGTAGGTCCAACTCAGCTATCAAGGCATCAGCCGCTATGTTAGAGAATCAGGGTGTTAAGGGTGTCCTTTATGTGGATGACCCAAGAGTCCTGTCTAATGGTGTTGATCCTATGGACACAAGAAAACAAGTAGAAGCCATTAAGCAGAAACTTGTAGGCAAAGGGGAATGGGTTGGTAGTGACAATTGGGGTAGAATAGGAGTGAGTGGTTACAAGATGGGCTGGCAAGAGGTTGGCCTTAGTCCTGTTGACCTTTCTATTATAGACTCAGAGAAGTGGGATTTAAAACGGTTTGCGGCTGTTTATGGAGTGCCAAGTCAACTTATGGGTGATGCAGACACTTCCACTTATAACAATGTCAGAGAGGCTGAAAAAGCCCTTACAGCTCGTTGTGCTATCCCTGCCCTTGTAGCCTTTAGAAACCACTTTAATCGTAAACTCCAAACAGATTGGGGATATAAGGGTCAGAATGTTTATGTTGACTTTGACCATACAGTATTTACAGAACTTGCTGAGGATGTGGCTAACAAGTCCACTTGGATTAAGGACCTTAAAACACTTAGTCCTAATGAGCAGAGGATGTTGTTAGGTCTTGAAAGAATAGACAATGACCTTTTTGATGAGCCTTGGATAACTACACAAGATGGTATGCCATTAAGTGAGTATTCAACTCCAGGACTGCCACAGGATGTAAGTGGTGAGGAAGAAGGTCCAGAGTTGGAGGATGAAGTAGATGATTGAGGACATAATAAAGCGGACTTATCCTATAACCAAAAAGGAAAAGTGCTGTGCAATGTTAAAAGCGAAAATGGAAGCCAAAAGACAGGCTTTAAGAGATAGGTTAAATGACCAACAAAGAGAGAACAGAATGGGCAAAGAAATACAGCCGGACCAACAAGAAGTTTGGCAGTCAATTCTACCCTAAAGTTAAAAGGTCATTAGATAAGGTTGTCAGCTCTTTGATAGGTACACTAAAAAGGAAAGGTGCAAGGCAGACACTTGTAGAGCTTAGAACTAAGCTATGGAGTGATGACCTAAATAAGCCAATCTCAGACATCTACAAGAAAGTAGGTGTTTACTATGCTAATGAGACCTATAAACAAATAAGGAGGGAAATAGCACAGAAAGGGATAGGCAGAGATGAGGGATGGATTAAGTTCATTCAAGATGAACTCCAAAAGACATTATTGCAATATGCAGTAGTAAAAACCTCAGAGACACTTAGGAATCACTTGATCTTAGTCTTACAGAGTGCAATAGCCAAAGAGTTAACCTTAGATGAGATTATCAAGTTATTTGAAAAGTCAGGCTTTACTGCAATGCAAGCAGAGAGGATAATTAGAACAGAGGTAGGAAGGGCAGCAAACACAGGAGTAAAAGCAGCAGCATCAGGGTTTAACTATGAAATGGTAAAAGAGTGGATTGCCTTTAGAGATTCAAGAACAAGGGGTTTTAAACCTGAGCAACCTAAGGACCACTATCATATGGATGGACAAGTTGTTGACTTCGGTGATGACTTTACAGACCCAAGAAGTGGTGAGCAGATTGAGTATCCTTTAGCACCTGGTGGATCAGCAGCAATGGTGATAAACTGTCGGTGTAGTTATATAGTAGTACCTAAAAGAGATAGCAGAGGACAACTAATCAGAACATAATTTGGGAGGTGATTAGGTGGCAATAGCCAATACTGCAACAATGAAATAAGAACCAGACCTAACCCTCCCTAAATGAAAGAAACTATGAAAAGATATTTTGAGCAAAAACTGATAGCAGACTCAGTAAGAGATGTATCAGAAACTTCACGAAAAGTGAAGGTTGCCATTAGTCAGATGGGTTCTAAGGACTTTGACAATGATGTCATTGACCACGGGGCTTACAATAAGACTATGGCTGAAAGAGGTCCTAAGGGTGCTAATTTGATTTGGCATCTTACAGACCACAACCCATCCTTAAAGAGTGCCATTGGTAAGTTTTCTGAGTTGTATGTAGAGGGTGACTACCTTGTAGGGGTTACTGATGTTCCTAATACAACTTGGGGAAATGATGTACTTGAATTTTACAAGTCAGGGCATATTAACCAACACTCTGTAGGGTTTAGAACTATTAAGGCAGAAGCACAACAAAAAGGTCAAGCTGAGGAGTACAACCTTATTAAAGAAATCCTTTTGTTTGAAGGTTCTGCTGTACTATGGGGAGCTAATCCTAACACACCAACTCTGACAGTAGGTAAAAGCCTAACTAAAGAGGAAGTCACCGAACAGCACGAAAAACTAAGCAAAGAGTTGAATCTTTTAATTAAGAGCCTAAAAGATGGTAGATATACTGATGAGGCTTTTGAATTTATTGAGATTCGCTTTGCACAAGTAAATGAGGCAATTAAGTCACTCTTATCTACTGAGGCCACTCCTATTGTGGAGCAACCCGCACAAGCAGTTGCAGAAGCTAAGGAGCCGGTTATTGATTATAGTGACCTGAAGCATACACTAAACAATTTTATTTACAAATTAAATTCCTAAAAAGTGGAAGAATTAAAATCAATTGAGGCCTCAGTAAAATCTGCTACTGAGATCGTTGAAAAAATGAAAGCAGCTAATGAGGCTGTAATTGCAGATGTAAAAAATGAAGTGGCTGAAGTAAAGGCTGCTGTAGTTACTATGGATGAGGCTGCTAAGAAGAATCAAGCTGCTCTTGACCAACTGATTGCTGAGAAAGCTGCAAAGACTGTAAACAACAAAACTAAGTCTTTCGGTGATGCTTTCTCTGAGCAAGTTGCTGAGGCATTTGAGGCTAAGCAAGCTGAAATCAAAGAGTTCCAAAAGAACAAAAATGCAAAGTTGACTATTGACCTAAAAGCTGTAGGTACAATGACTTTGGGTAACAACTTAAGTGGTGATGGTGTTGCTACTTACAATAGCCGCCAGGGATTGGTTCCTGCACAGAAAATCAATATGCGTGACCTTATCCCTACTGCTGTAAGCCCAACAGGTCTTTATGTGACTTACCGTGAGACAGGTACAGAAGGTTCAATCGGAATCCAGACTGAAGGTTCAGCAAAGTCTCAAATCGACTACGATCTAACTGAGGTTAAGGTTGTATCTGATTACATTGCAGGTTTTGCTCGTTTCTCTAAGCAAATGATGTTCCAACTTCCTTTCTTACAGAACACACTTCAGAGAATGTTGCTTCGTGATTTCTACAAGAAAGAGAATGCAACTTTCTTCTCTGCTGTTTCTGCTGCTGCAACTGGTTCTACTACTACCTCTGCTTCTGTTGATGCTGAGCAGTTAGTTGACTGGATTGCTAACCAATTGGATGCAAACTTTGAAGCATCTTTCGCTTTGGTATCTTATGCTCAATGGGCTGACTTACTTAAGACTAAGCCTGCTGACTACTCTGTACCTGGTGGATTTGTAATCGATGCTAATGGTAATGTTCGTATCGCTGGAGTACCTGTAATCGGTGCATCTTGGGTTACTAATGACAAAGCCTTAATCATTGATGCTAACTACCTTGAGCGTGTTGAGACTGAAGGATTGCGTGTTGAGTTTTCTTACGAGGACAGCGACAACTTCCAAAAGAACTTGGTAACTGCTCGTGTTGAGTGTTTTGAGGACATCAACATTATGAGAACAGATGCAATCATCTACGGATCATTCTAATTAGTGCTGTGGTTTGATGTGGTGATAGGGGTCGGGTTTCGGCCCACCCCTTTTTTTAAATAATATCTATGTTATACAATTTACTGATAGATTGGAATGTGGTGGATGATGGGAGTGCTGCCAATGAGACATTTGGTTTGCAGTCTGCATTTTATGACACTACTCCAGACTCTTATACAGAGACAATCTCTGCATTGATAGGAGTTACTATAAAGGCATTATTTAGAGAATCAGACCCATACGAGAGAGTGAGTTCTAATCCTTCGGGAAAAGAGTATGCCTTTAATGCAGCCACAGGAGTATTGACATTTGACCCTAACATTACCTTTAACCCTAATGAGAAACTTTTTATAGTTTACACATCAGGAACTGAAACTACTATTGATGATGTGGTGACAGTTACTG